AAAACCTACATTATTTCTTAAAAAATCACCAACACTCGAACCTAAAATTTCTTTATTAAAGGGTTTAAATCCACCTTTAAAATCAGTAGCAGTTAATGATATTACGTTTTGTTTAGATGTAAATAGAATGCCATTTGGAGACTTTAGATCAAAAAACATTTGTGTCATACGAGACACATCCTTTGCTATACGTGTAGGTACTAAAGTACCACCACGCAATAGAAAATCAGGCCCGCCTGTCCTCCCTACTTCCGAATCTTTAACGTTTATATCACTTTTGATATAAGGTTGATTAGATGAACCACCAAAGGCTCTATCTTTTCCGTATCGTAGAGATTTAAGATTTGTTTTTAAATCAAGAATCCCCATATTATATCTTATCCTTGTGTTCTGTCTTGGAAAGCTCCAGTATTATCTGTAACTTGATCTGTTTGTAACACATAATCTTGGTATCTTCCTTTTGAAAAAGAATTATTTATGGGGAGTGTATTAGCATCCTGTAAAGGCCCCTTTGGTAAAGTACCAGCAAGAACATTTAATGTAGATCCGTTTGTTTCAAATTTGTTTTTAAGTGCCATATTATTAAAATTTAATTAATTTAATTTATTATAAATATTGAATTATTGTACTTGATATAAACCAACTGGTGATATTTCAGGTTTTTTATTATTTTGTGCAACTAACATTTTAAGTAATTGATTAGTTTCTTTCATATCGGTTCCGCCACCTCCTAAATTAGTACCCGCTACAACAGAATCATTATTATTAAGAGCAATAGTATCTTTACCTTTTTTAATAATTGTATTACCGTAACCCGAAGGTATAATGGCATCATCTGCAGTTGAAAAGCCTAATGCTCCAACTGCCCCTTCAAGTCCAGAAGTAAATCCTGAGAAGCTGAAATCCCCCTCCAACATTTTAAATAAATCTCCTATAAGCCCTACAAGAGCACCTACTAAGGATAAAGCAGCACCAAATACTTGTAGTACAGGCATAAAAGCAGTACCCACATCAACAAATATTCCTTTTAGTTTATCTACTGTAGCATTAAATTTATCTGCTAAAGTTTGTGCTTCTAATCTTTGAGCTAATTCTTCTTTACCGGCCTCTCTTAATTCTCGAGAGGTTTTACCTTGTATTGCTTGTTGGAGTAATATATCAGCAAGTTGATCTGATTGCATACCCATTGCCTTAGCTAATGCTTCTTGTTGAATTACATTCATGGCAGAAAATTCAGTAAAACTTCCTGCTTGTTTTTGTAATTCTTGTGCTAATGTTACCTGGTCTCCTGCTAATGCCGCAGCTCTTGCTTTTTCAAAATTTAAATTTTTATTTAATAATACTTCAGCTTCTAGTTCTGCTCTAATAGATGATTCGAAATTTAATAGTGATTTACCCGCTCCCGCTACATCTGCTAAAGAAGCACCAAATAATTTTGCTTGGGTAATTGCTCTAGCTATTAAAGAAGGGTTAGCTCCTAAATTAGCTCTAACAGTACCTGTTATTTTACCTGATTGTTCTAAAATATCTCTAAGGTCCATTTGAACCCCAGATTGTCTTTGGAGTTCATAACTTGTAGCTAAAACATCTTTATAATTATCTTCAAAGCTATTTCCAGTTAGGGATGAAGCTGTAGCTAAATTACCTGCTGATTCTGCTCCTATTCCAACTACTTTAGTTAATTTAGTCATTGTAACTAAAGTATCAGTAGCAAAATTAGTTATAAAACCAAATTGTTTATTTAAATTACTAAATGTTTCTAGTAATTTTGTTGAAGTAATGTTTATATCACCAGATGATGCAGCAGCAGAGGCTAATTCTGTTCTAAAGCCCATTGCTTCACTGCGAGTAAGAGCCATTGATTTTTGCAATTCGACTGTTTCTTTGTCGGCTTGCATTATACCTTGAATTAATTCTGCTATTAAAGCAAAAGGACCAAAAGCCTTAGCAATATTTTTTCCTACTACATTAAACATTTTACCCATTACTTGGGTTTTCATTGCACCTGTAGCTTGAATTTTGCCTCCTTTAGTTAAGGATGCTGATAGTTGTTTTCCTTTACTTACAGCTTCATCTAATCCTAATGTTTCTGAAAATTTACCTCCTCCTACTTTTTTTAAAGCTTCATCTAAACCACCAAAGGCTTTGCCGGTTAGACCCATCCCATTTTCAATATTTTTAGATCTTTGTTCTATTTCTAAAAATGTTTTTTGTTGATTTTGTAACTGGACTGATTGTTCTTGATATAAACGTAGAATATCTTTTTCATCTTTGCTACGGTTCTGGGCTAAATCGTTTAATGCTCTGGCTCTATCTTCTCCTTCTTTCTCTAAAATTGATTTTTTGGTTTCAGAGTCAACCATAGTTTCTAATACCTGAGAAAGTTCTATACCTAAAGCAGCTTGAGCTTGTCTATTTCTAAGAGATTGTTTTTCAAGGTTTTGTACCCCACCTAAACCTGAAGTTATGTTAGCTAGTTCGGCATTTATATCCGCTGTTAAATTTGAAATTTCTCTAAATACTTTACTAGTAGCATTTGCTTGGGTAGTACTGTCAAAATATGATTTAGCTGTTTTCCTAGCTTCATCCGTTAAGCTTCTTTGAACAAAGAGTACTTCATCTAAAGTATTTTTTAATTGATTAGTAGCCTCGGTAAGCCTTTTAGCATTTTCTAATTCTTCTTTACTAGCCATTTAATATAGGTTATATATTATAAATATGATTACTTATAACTTGTTTTACCTTTATAGTCTTTTGAAGCATTTAAAAATTCAGGAGTGTTCACTGTACCATCAGAGTTAATAAGATTCTTTTGGTTTGGATCTTTGCCATGGTTTTGTTCAATGTCATTTTGTTTTTCATGGTAATTTTTGATTTCATTGAATGTAAATTTCCTTAACCATAGAGGCATGTTATAAACTGTATACCAGTCATAACCACCATTTCCATGGAAAATAATTTCGTGTATTTGTTTAAATACACCCGCTCTATACTGTGGTACTATTTTAGATGTCAGGCCAAAAAAAGCTAAGCCCAATTGGGATATCGACTCGTCTATCATGCCCTTCGGGAAAAAAAGTTAGGTCTACATCAGGGCCTAATTCTTTAATTCTTTCTCTTAGTGCTCTAGAGTCCTGAGCTAGTAAGTAGTTATCTACAAATTCCCGGATTTTAGCTTTATCCTCCTCCCCATTTATTGAAGTTATTTGATGTTTTAACCTAGTAGTAACGGTAGGAGAACTATTTTTGTTTAATTTAGTTAGTCCTTTTAATTCTTGTTCTATTTTTTTCTCATCCCCATGGGTTAATAACTTAAAGGTGATTGTATTATCAGAACTAGGTAAATTAAATGGAAATTCATTGGAAGAAGCTTTTCTTATTTCTTCATTTAAAGGTAGGGGTTCAATTTTTGCTAAGTCAATTATTTGATCTTCACCACCATATGTAAATTTATAATCTTTACCATAACCTAAAACACGGGCTGCTATCATTATAGCATTTTTATCACCAATTAATAAATCACTATAATTAAATTTAGTAACAATCAATGATTGTAATAATTTATCTAATACTATACCATCTCTAATATAAGATTGGTTAGTTAAAATATCCTCTTCTTTAGCTGTCATGTATTTCATTTCAATTTTACCTTCAGCTAAAGGATGATCAGTAGGGTATAATTTACCTTGTGATGGAAGATCTACAATCTCGGTTGGGAGTTTAAACTCACTCATAATCTTTATTTATAATAACTTTTGTTCGATGATAAATATTAAGATAAGAAAAGGCTTGCACTAAGGCAAGCCATTTCAAGGAATATGTGGAGGGAAAGTTTTTTAGAAATTTAATACACAATAATCAGGTTGTACTGTCATTGATATTTGTTGAGCAGCACTTTCTTCATCCCAACTATAGTCTCCAAAACTAGCAGCTGTGATTAAAGCACCTTTGATTACCCATTCGCTTACTATATCACCTACTGGGCCTAATACATTTACTGTTAAATCCTTTTTGTAAAAATCAGAATAACCATCTCTACCGGTTACTGATTCATGATGTAAACGAACCCATTCCATTACAGCTTGTGCCCCAGATGGTGTAATTGGGTCAAATAATGTGAAATCAATTGTATTCCAAGTTGTTTTTCCTTTTACAAATCTTTGTACATTGATGTGATTTAGAGGTACTGTGCCTTGAGTTAATGATACGGCTCCTACTCCTTTCATAATATACGATGGAAAACCATCTACATACAAAATAAATCTATTCTTTTGTTTTGGCTCAAAAGCTGTGTAAAAAATTTCGTTGCTATCTAATACTGCCATTTTATGTTCTGTTTATTATAAATATTGTTATCTAAAAATTTTATGAGGGGAATGTAGCTCCCGTTGGTAATACATTGAAATCTAATAGAATAAATTCAGCTGTTTTTGTAGGTTGTAAGTAAATTTGACCTACTAGTTCATTTCTATCTACTACATCAGCAGTATTGTTTGTTTCATCCATTACTACTTTAAAAGCATACAATCCTTGTCTTTGTTGGATACTTTCTAAATATGGATTAACTTGAGTTAAGAAGCTATTTCTTGTAGCAATTGTATTTTGTTCAAATACTAAATTATCTGAAATTTGAGAAATATAACCCTTAAGAGAGATTAACAATCTACGTACATTTACTCTATCAAGCGCACTTGCACGTTTTTGTAATGTTTTCTGACCAAATACTACAACTCCATTTCCGGGGAAAGTAGCAATTGGGTTAACATTAGCAGTATATAATGAATCTCTGTTTCCAGAAGTTAATTTTCTTTCAGCTTTAATTACGTTACCTAAAGCACCTCTAGTTAAACCCGCAGGTGCAAACCAAGCATCGCTTGAAACATCTGTGAAGGCATATACCCCAGGAATCATTGTTGAAGCAGGTACCCATACTGTTTGACTAGTTGAGTTTAAAGTTTGTAACCAAGGCCAGTATGTAGTAGCATAGCTAGTATCAAATGCAGAAGCACCATTTACAATAGTTGATACACCTGTGTTATATCCATCTAAGTCAATAACAGCAATAGCATCTTGGCGCGATTCTATTGTAGATACTAATAGATTAACGGATGTACCGTGATCACTGCTATTTAGGCCGGGAATGGTAATTAAATTATACTTATATTCGTCTTTATTACTTAATAAATTGATTGAACGTGTATAATCTGTTTGGTTTAAACCTTGAATATTTGT